GCTTTAGGGGTTAGTGAATCAACTCTTCAGAAGTGGCGCAATAAAGACAAGATCTTACTAATAGGAAAGCATTTCAGGCGCACGACTCCAACTAATCCAAAGCTTTTATATAACTTAGATGCTTGCGAAAAAACGTTATCACGACTTTGCACAACGCCCATTGAGGCATAATCTGTTTAGACTTAATACGGTAAGACAGTAAGACAATGAAATATTTTAGCCCGGAAGAATGGCGAAGGATATGGATCTCATTTCAAAACACCCCAGAACAACAGATAGGAATTGAGATATTAAGACAACATCTTTTAGAAGATACACGCATAGATTCAAACTTACTAACATCTGAATCAACTTGGTATATGCATTACAAGCGCTCTCCTAACCCTTACTTAAGATGATTGAGTTTGATGTAGACCCTGACGCTCTTGGGCTCCCTAAGCGTTTAACTATCGCTATTAAGAATGACATTCATTGGATAACAGCTCAGGCCCTTAACTACACAATGGCCGGCTCTAGGTTTGATAGCGGTACTGGTACTCTTAAAAGAAATGTAAAAGTTAATCTAGAAAATAATAGTAAGTCCTATTTCTCTAATCCTAAAAAACAAATAAGGGAAGCTTGGAGGCAAAGCGAATTTGCGAATAAGAATAGTCTTGTTGCTGGCCTTAACTTTAAGAACCAACCATTCAATAGATATAGATATTTAGCACCCAACATTCAAGGCGGCAAACGTAAGCAAAAGAGTTTTGAGAAACTATTAATCAATCATCCTCTTGCATACAAAAGCATTAGCCCCAATGCCCAACTCGTTCCTCATGCAAAGAACTTTACATCCCCCCTCAAGATAGATACCTATGGCAATGTCTCAAGAGCTTCTATTAATTACATCTATGATCATGTCTCTAGGTCAGGAAGGATCAATCAACGCGAAAGCTTAAACACTAAACGAAGAGCTAGGAAGGGGGTTGAATCTGATCCAACATTCCTAGTGGGTACACCAAAGTACGGGGGTAGGCCCGCCGGTATATGGTGGCGCAGGGCTGACAATCACAAGCTAAAGCTAATCTTCAAAGCAGTAGATCAAACAGATTACAAACCCATATACCTAGCCGAGCGCACTATGAATACAACATTTAAAAGACTATGGAAGAAGAACTTTGAAACCTCTTATAAGAAAGAATTACCGCATTTCTTTTGACCCCCCCCACACACACTAGATATGAATCCTTATTGAGAATGGTTTGGGTCCTTTCCGGGCCTCCCCACATGGGTCATCCGAAGGTCTCGGAATTTTTCTAGCGTTAGTTATTGAGAACTGGTTAACTGAGTTAATCCATATATAGTGTGTTTGGTTAATTAGAAATTTATGCTTGTAACTTTTAAAGATTTAGCAAAGCTGAAAGGCGTGTCAGCGCCAGCGGTTACAAAGAAAATGAAGAAAGACTACATGCAGCCGTGCATAGTTAACCACAACGGGCAAAAACTGGTTAACAAGGATATGGCGTTAGAGCTTTGGCATGGAAATAGCAATATTGCACAAACCCCGATTACTGTGCCTGCTGAGACGAAGAAAGAACTAAAGAAACAAATTGACGAGATGCCAGCGGATGAAATACCAGATTTTAATGTTAGTAGAGCTAGAAAAGAACATTGGAATGCTTCGTTAGCGAAGTTACAAGTGCAACAACAGAAAAAAGAGTTAATACCTGTTACGGATATAAAGAAAAGTAGTTTTGAATTGGGTAGAGCTATTAGGGAAAGCTTGTCGAATATTGCTGATCGTTTAGCACCTCAATGCGCGGGTGAAACTGATAGTCAGGTAATACATCGGTTGTTAACAGAAGAACATAGAAACGCACTAGAGGAGATTGCGAAGATATGAACGCATGGGAAGAAGGCTTTTTAAATGGTTTAAGGCCGCAAGAGAAATTAACTGTTGATCAGTGGGCAGATAAATATAGGGTTCTTTCAAGTCGCGGATCTAGTGAACCGGGGAAATTTCGCAGCTCTAGAACTCCTTATATCGTCGAGGTGATGCGGGAATTATCAACGGATAGTCCCACTCAAAGAGTTGTTTTAATGTTCGCCGCTCAACTTGCGAAAACGGAAACTATGAACAACTGGATCGGGTACTGCATAGATTTTGCACCGGCTCCCATGCTTTTAATTCAGCCCAGCCTATCTATGGCTCAACGACTGAGTAAGCAAAGACTAGAGCCAATGTTGCAAGAGACACCTTGTCTAGCTGAAAAGATCCCACCTGCTAGAAGTCGTGACAGTGGTAATAGTCAGTATGCAAAAATCTTCCCCGGCGGGTTCCTTGCTATCGGTGGAAGTAATAGCGCAAGTTCTTTACGTTCTATGCCAGCTCGTTATATCGGGCTTGATGAAATAGACGCTTATGTAGGGGATGTTCAGGGGGAGGGGGAACCATGCGCGTTAGCTGAAAAAAGGGCTTCTACCTTTACAAGAAGAAAAATTTTACTTACATCAACTCCAACAATTAAGGATGCCTCACGTATTGAGGATGAATATTTAAAAAGTGATCAACGTAAATTTTATTGTCCCTGTCCGATTTGCGGTTTTTATCAGGTTTTGATGTTTAAGCAACTTAAATTCGATTCAAAAAAATTAGACAAAGTTGAATATGAATGTGAATCGTGTAAAGGGCGTTTTGATGAAACTGCTAAAACAACGATGCTAAGAAAAGGGGAATGGAGAGCAACAAAACCAGAAAACAAAGGAAAGACGGCGGGTTTTTGGCTTAATGGTTTAAATAGTCCTCTTGGTTGGTTTAGTTGGTATGAAATGGCAGATGAATTTCTAAAAGCAAAAGATGATCCTTCTTTGTTAAGGACTTTCACGAATACCCGATTAGCTGAGACTTTTTCTTACGAATATCAATCAAAGTTAAATGCTGAAGCGTTGATGGATACAAGAAGTGATTATTTACCGGGTACTATTCCCGAACCTGTTGTTTGTCTTTGTTTAGGGGTTGATGTTCAAGGTGGTATGGGATCGGCTACATCGAGACTAGAGGTTAGTTGTTGGGGTTATGCCCCTGACCCGTCGGGTATTGCCGAAAATATGTATTTAATAGATCACAATATTATTTATGGCGACCCTAATCAGGGGGAGGTTTGGACTGGTTTAGATGTCTTGTTAAATGCTGAATATGAACATCCAAGCGGCGCAAAGATGAAAATTAGCGGGTGTGCGGTTGACTCCGGCGGTTTGGCGACTAGTTCAGTTTATGACTATTGCATGAGGCGCAGAAATAAAGGTGTTATTGCCATTAAAGGTAGTTCGAGATCAGGTGGCCCCATTATTGGTAAAGGATCAAGAGTTGATATTAATTACAGCGGAAGGGTAAGAAAAAAAAGCGGTGTTGTTTATTTATTGAATACGGAAGATATAAAAGACAGAATTTACAGCAAAATTAAAGGGTCGGGGAAAATCTTTTTTCATTCTGAGACAACTAGTGAATACTTCAAAGAATTGACCGGGGAGTATCGAACACAAAAGACAAATAAGAAAGGCTACCCAGTTAGTACATACGAAAAGAAACCAAATCAAGCGGTAGAAAAATTAGATTGCTGTTGTTATAGCTATTCTGCTTATTCTTTATTGTTAAAAACGGCTCCAAAGGGGAAATTCTTCGATATTTACGCTAAAAAACTCTTAAATTCATCTAATTCAAGTGACAAAAAGACGCTAAACTCTAATCATTCTTCGTCTAAGCAGGCGAATTTTGTAAATCAATGGTGAGGTGACTAGTGTGGACTTCTGATTTTCCTAGCGTCATTACAGCAAATACAACTGTTAAATGGCGTGATGGAGCTGCAACGGTTCCCTTTAATACGACGGCAACCGAGGGTGATGGTTGGGCATTAACTTATTACTTGAGAACTAATACGGCTTCTGAAGGTGCAACGGTAACGGGTTCGAGCTGGAACGGTTCAGGTTGGGAGTTTACGATTGCCTCTAGTGTCACGACTAATTTTGACGCGGGTGAATGGTTTTGGACGGCGATAGTTAGTAAAGGAAGTGAAAGCTTTCAACTTGCTAGAGGTGAGTTCACTGTTAAACAAGCCCTCGCTTATACAGGTGGATCACCCGCCGCAATCGACGACAGAACACAAAATGAAATTGATCTCGATAATGTAAGCGCCGCGATTCGAGCAATGGTTCTAGATCGTGCTAAGTCCTATCAGATAGCGGGGCGCACATTTACAAGACTTGATTTAAATGATCTAAGAGCTAGAGAAAGTCAATTAAAAGCAATCGTTGTAAGAGAAAAGAAAGCTTCATTAATCGCTCAAGGTTTGGGCAACCCTCATAATTTATTCGTACGTTTCTAATGGCATTTTTAGGACTCCCACTTTCTGACGTTTTAAAGTCAACCCCTGAGCAAGAAGTCAAGCCACTACCTAAGAAAGGGCGGCGAATGTATGCAGGGGCGCAAACGTCTCGTTTAACTTCTAATTGGATTGCGGGCAATTCATCGGCTGACGCTGAGATAAAAGGAAGCCTTAAACAACTAAGACAAAGAGCTAGGCAAATTGGTAGAGATAACCCCTACGGAAGGCAAGCCATACGGTCAATTGTCTCTAATGTTGTCGGTCCTGTTGGCTTTAAAATTCAATCACAAATTAAACAGCAAAGAGGCAAGAAACTAGATCAAAAATTAAATGATGTTGTCGAAACTAGATGGAAGCGTTGGGGTCGTGCGGATTCATGCGACGTGGCGGGGCGGCTTAGTTGGGTAGAAATGCAAAAGCTGATTGTTAATTCTCTTGTTGTTGATGGTGAGGTATTTATCAGAATTATTCGTAAACCTTTTGGGCGTTCATCAATCCCGTTTTCATTGCAGGTGATGGAGGCAGATTTATTAGATACTGATTACACGGGTAAGAGTAGTAATGGAAATATTTACAGGATGGGTATTGAGGTTGATGATTTTAACCGACCTGTTAATTATTGCTTTTTAACTAAACACCCCGGCGACACTTTATTCCCTGCGAGAACTGGAGAGAAAAGACATTTAATTATTCCCGCTGACGAAATCATTCATCTATTCCAACAAGAAAGACCTTCTCAAAGTCGCGGTGTTCCAGCGATGGCAAGCTGCTTAAAAGCGTTGCACCATCTCGATGGCTACCAGGAAGCCGTGACAATTCGCAGTCGTGCGGCCTCAAGTTTAATGGGATTTATTCAAAATTCAGATGGAGAGTTACAGGCCGATGAGGTTTACGAAGAAGAGAGAGTTACACAATTTGAACCCGGAACTTTCAAATATTTAAATCCAAATGAGACCGTAAATATTCCTGATTTTGATTCACCTAATGGGGAGTTCCCCGAATTTATGGCTGCAATGTTGCGTAGTGTCGCGGCGGGTTGTGGCGTTAGTTATGAATCTGTAAGTAGGGACTTTAGTAAAACTAATTATTCTTCTAGCCGTCTTTCATTGTTAGAGGATCGTTCACAATATCGCTCTATTCAAAATTATTTAATAGATAACTTCCATACAAGAGTGTTTGAAGCGTGGTTAGAAATGGCGGTATTAAGTGGGAATTTAAATCTGCCTAATTATGAGAGTGACCCAGATAGATATAGATCTGTTCGTTTTATCGCTCGTGGATGGTCATTTATAGATCCTCAAAAGGAAATTGCCGCTGCAAAAGAAGCAGTTAAGGCAGGTTTTAAAACACAAGCGCAGGTAATAGCAGAACAAGGCGGCGACATAGAGGAGCTTCTACCAGCTAGAGCCGATGAGGTATTAAAAGCGAAGCAATTAAATTTAGTTTTTGATACTGATCTTTCTTCAGGTGTTACTACGTCAGCAAAGCAGACTATTATAGATGAAAATCAAACAGAAACTAATGGAAAAGAAACGTGATTTAGAAACTCTTGAATTAAGGGCTGAACCCAAATCAGTTAAATTCAAAATTGATGAAGAAACTCGTACAGTTGAATTTCCTTTTAGTAGTGAAAAGCCTGTAAATCGTGGACATCTTGGAGACGAAATATTAGACCATGAGTCAAGGTCAGTTGATCTGACAAGATTGTTAGATGCTGCCCCTTTACTTTTTAACCATGACAGGGACAAACCCATAGGGGTAGTAGAAGATGCATATTTAAAAAATAAGCGTGGTTATGTAAAAGTTCGTTTCTCTAATAATCCTTTCCCTAGTGAAGTCTTTAACGACGTGAAAAGTGGAATATTGCGCGGCGTTAGTGTTGGTTATTCTGTAAATAAAACTCAGGAAGAGTCAGACACAGCCTATAGGGTGGTTGGCTGGCAGCCGATGGAGGTATCAATTACCCCGTTAGCCGCTGACCCCTCGGTTGGCGTAGGAAGATCTAAAGAAGTAAAAGAAGAGAATAAAAAAGAAGTTACTATGTCTAATAAGCAAGAATCATCTAATATGCAAGCACAACGTATTCACGACGTTCAAAAAGCGGCTTCCGTCGCATCACAAACTGAAACTCTACCTAAAGAGAAAATGACTGACACCCCTGATTTAAGTGTGGTGCGTTCAGAAGAGCGCAAAGCCGAAAGGGCTCGAACAAAAGAAATTACTGCTTTATTTAGAGAGCATGAAATGGGCGAGCAAGCTCTAGAAGATGTTCTCGACAATCCAAAAGCTGACATCAATTACGCTCGCGCTCTTGTATGCGACAAGATCAAGCAAAAGCCTGTTGAAACTGTTTCTCAGGTTGATCTAAACCAAGAAAGAAATATTGACTACAAGTTAACTTCTGGTATTCGTGCCGCGTTAACAGGTGATTGGTCATCTAAAGAAGCTGGTTATGTTCGCGAGCTTTCACAAGAGGTAGAAAGATCAGGTGTTAAGAAGACATCAGAAAGATCTTTCTTAGTTCCTTACACTGCTTTAACAAAAAGGGCAACTAACGTCACATCGGGAGCAACTACAGGCGGTAACCTTGTAGCGACTGATCTTATGGCTGATGACTTCATCGAAGCTTTAAGAAATTCAAGCGTCATGATGTCTTTAGGTGTTAAGGCACTTCCTGGTTTAGTTGGTGACGTTGCAATTCCTAGAAGATCAGGTGTAGCTGCTACTTATTATCTTTCAAGTGAAACTACAGCAATCACACAAGCTGAAAGTACATTTGATCAGGTGACAATGACACCTAAGAACTTGGCTGCTTTAAGTAAGTATTCAAGACAGACTCTTTTACAAGCAACACCCGGAATCGAAGAGCTAATTAGAACAGACCTCACCGATGGTTTAAATACTGCTGTTGATCTTGGAATCCTTAACGGTTCTGGCTCATCAGGTCAGCCAACAGGAATCCTCAATACAAGTGGAATTGGTTCTGTTGCTATCGGTACAAACGGCGGTGCAATCACAATTGAAACTCTTGTTGATCTTGAAGAGCAAGTCTTGATAGATAACGGCAACGTTTCAGATTCAATGGCTTATGTAACTAATGCGAAAGTATTAGCCGAGCTTAAGAAACTTCGTGCGGGTGGTTCTGCCTCTGGTGACGGTTCATTCTTGTTCAACACAGACATAAGCGGTATTGGACGCGGCCCAACTCCGGGTGCTGTTAATGGTTATCCTCTAGCAGTTACTAATCAGGTTCCAAGTAATCTTACAAAAGGGAGTAGCTCGTCAGTGTGTTCCGCAGTGCTTATAGGTGATTTCAGCCAAGCAACAGTTGGTTTCTACGGTAACGGTCTTGAAATAACTGTAGGTGAAGATAGTGACGACTTCAGCAAGGCTCTTACCTCTGTTCGTGGAATCATTTCTTACGACGTAGCAGTTAGACACGCTGAAAGCTTCGCGGCTTGCCTAGACGTAACTACTTAATAACTTCTTTAACTGGGGGGTCTAGATGGCCCCCTTCTTTTTTTATAACAATGAAAATCTTTACTACTCGCGGTGTGATTGCTAGCGGTCAAGCTTTAGAAGCTGGCTCGGTTTATGACGTTAGTGAAAAAGATGCTTCTACATTGATTGCAATGGGAAAGGCAAGAGAAGCAACAACAGAGGATGAGGCAGCCCCCGCATGTCCTCCAACACCTCCCCCAGTAGCAGAAACACCAAAACCAAAGGCTAAAAAAGTTAAGTCAATTTTAGAAGAAGTAAATGGCGCTGAGTGAAGATCTAACAGCCTGCTTTTCAGATTTTGGTGTAACCGCGACAAGTGGAGGCACTAGCGGAAAAGTGATTCTTGATCAGCCTGACGAAATGGTTTTAGATGGTCAGGTTATTTTTCGTGATTACAACGCTCACGCAAAAGTTTCTGAGTTTGGAAGTTTGGCAGTCGGAAGCACAATTACTATTAGCTCAGTTGATTATGAAGTTAGAAGCGTTGATCAAGATTTAGACGGTCTTACTTGTCAAATTTCACTATCTAAAACCTGATGACAACAATTAGGGAAAATATATTAGACGAGATCAAGACAACTCTTGCAGGTACAGCGGGGGGAGTCGGTTCAAGAATCTATCGCGAAAGAACCACCCCTCTTACTCGTAATGAGTCACCAGCAATCGTAGTTGAGCCTTCTTCTGATACTCCTGAAATCTCTGTATCTCATCAACGTACGGATTGGACATTAAGAGTTATTGTTAGTGTGATTGTTCGCGGTTCTGCAAGTAACACGCCTTATGAGGTAGCTGATCCAATATGTGAATCATTACATGCAAAGTTATTAGCTGATTTAACGGTTGGAGGTTATGCAATAGATATTGAACCGGCTGGTGTCTCTTTTGAAATGATTGATGCTGATCAACCCGCCGCCGTGATACAAAACACGTTTGTTATTAAATATCGAACGACTTTAGGGTCATTGTCGACATAAATTTATTAACACGTAGCAAATAAAGACTATTATGTAAGCATAGTAATTTCATGGGTTAACGAGGTTTAAAACAAATGGCAAAGTTAGCAAGAGCCGCACTGATCCAAGTGAAAGCGGAATCAAGTTACGGCACAGATCCCACGCTCGCAGGAACAGACGCTTTGCTTTGCCGTAGCCTTACGGTCAACCCTCTAGAAAGTGACACAGTAAGTAGAGATCTGATTCGCAGCTATTTGGGAAACAGCGAACAACTCTTAGCTCTCACAAGAGTCTCAGTACAAATCGAGGTGGAGATAGCCGGCAGCGGAACAGGTGGAACGGCGAGCCGAATAGATAGTTTGCTTAAAGCTTGCGGCATGGCAGCTACTACAACAGGGTCAGCGGTAACAGGCTCATCGCAGGCCGGAAGTTCTGGCAGTATCACCCTTGCTAGTGGCGCAAGTGCTACCGACGACTATTACAACGGAATGCAAATAACAATTACTAGCGGTACAGGTAACGCGCATAAGGGTTTGATTGTCGATTATGTAGGTTCAACAAAAGTTGCGACAGTAAAACCAATCACCGCGACATTTGTTCCGGGTGCTAGTTCTGGTTATTCCATCGCTGCAAACGTTGGTTATGTCCCTGTAAGTTCTAGTTTTGGATCAGTAGCGATTCAATATAACAACGACGGAATAGAGCACAAAATTCTTGGTGCAAGAGGTTCATATTCATTGTCTCTAGCAGTGGGTGAAATGCCCACAATTTCTTTTGACCTTACTGGTTTATATACAGAACCAACAGATACATCGGCAGATACAGCGACTTATTCGGCGCAAGCAACCCCTGTTCTCTTTAAACAAGGCAATACAGTTGCTTCAAGTTTTGCTGGATATGATGGCGCAGCTATTCAAAGCTTCTCAGTTGATATGGCAAACGAAGTAACAGCTAGAGAATTAGTTGGTACTGATAAATCTGTAATTCTTACAAACCGCCAACCTACTGGCGAGGCTGTAATTGAAACTCCTACAATCGCGGCTAAAAACTTCTTTAGTCAAGCCACGTCTGACACTACAGGCCTTGTCTCGATGCAACACGGAACTACAGCCGGCAACATCGTTTCTATTCTTTGTCCAACTGTGGATATTACAAACCCTAGTTACTCTGAATCTGACGGAATCAGCATGTTAAATATCCCATTTACCCCTGTTCCTAGTGCTGGTAACGATGAGATGAAACTAACATTCAGCTAATAGCTTGTTCTTTTGTTAAAAGTTCCTTAGTCTACGTAGGAATAAATATTATTTTATGAGCTTTGTTTTAAAGCAAAAGGCTACTTTTACATGGCCTGTAACGATCGTACTTCCCATTGATGGCGGGCATAAAGAGAAATCTACTTTTGATTGTGAATTTAAAAGATTACCTCAATCAAGAATTAATGAGATTATCAAGGTTGCTCGTTTAATGGAAGTTGACGCGATAGATGAAGAAGAACGATTAGAAGATCAAGGTGCAGCTAAGGAAATCTTATGTGGATGGTCCGGGGTGGTAGACGACAAAGGGAACGATATAAAATTTAGTGAGGCGAAGTTAAACGAATTGCTTGAGATCCCAACGGTGGCTTCACAAATTGTCAAAGCATGGTTCCAAAGCCTCGAGGTGAGCAAGAGAAAAAACTGACAGGCGCTGTTGATTATCTGTTTAATCATGGGGGCGCCAATAACGACGATATTTTGAAAGACGCGGAAGTTTTAGGAATTGAATTACCTGATGATTTATTAAAAGAAAGGAATTACGAAGTATGGAAAGAGCATGAAAATGTAGTTTTAACTTTTCTTCGAGTTCAAACGCAATGGAGAACGGGACCAAATGGCTATATAGGTTTAGACTATGGAGTAGTGTTCCAAGTTTGCAAACTCTATAAAATAAAAGACATGAAAACTCTTTTTGAAGATTTGCAGATTATGGAGATGAGAGCTTTGGAATTAATTGCCAAAGAACAAAAGAAAGCAAACCAAAAAGCAGAAATGCAAAACCGGAGGTCACGTTAAATGGCTTTAAATATTGAAAGTGCTCTTCGTTTAGTTGCAAAGGTTAAAGGTGTTGGAGATGTAAAGAAATTAGAAAAGGCATTCGTAGGCGTAGAGAAAGCAGCGCAAGGAGCGGCAAAGGGTTTTAAGTCTGTTGTTAGCTCAAAAGCTTTTCAAGGAATGGCCGTCGCGGCTACAGGTGTAGCAACTGCAATAGCTCTTAGCGCAAAAGCGGCGATTGATTTTGAAGACAAGATGGCAGGTGTAACGAAAGTAATGGGGGATATGGACGCAAAGGGAATTAAAGATTTAAGAAAAGAGATATTAGATCTAGGTCAAGAGCTGCCTGTTGCTATTAATGGTATTGCTGATATTTATGAAGCGGCGGGACAAGCGGGTAAGGCTAGGGATGAGATGCGAGCTTTTGCCTTAGATGTTGGTCGGGTTTCTACTGCGTTTGATTTAACAGCGGCTGAATCAGGGAAGGCGATGGTAAGTATGCAAAATGCGTTGGGTATTACACAAGATGAAGTAAGAGATTTATTTGACGCACTTAACCATTTAGGAGATAGCACGGGTGCGAATGCTGCAGAGTTAACGGAATTTATGAAACGAACAGCGGCAATGGGTGATGTTGCGGGTTTTGCTGCGGAAGATGTAGCGGCTCTTGGTGCATCAATGATTGAAGCAGGTGTAGAAACAACAATTGCAGCAACATCAGCTAGGAGATTATTTAGCGCATTGACAAAAGGAGCAGGCGCAACAGATAGGCAACTATCAGCGTTAAGGAAACTTGGCTTTGCTCAAATCGACGCGAAGTTTAACGAACAACAATTGACTTCAGAAGTTGAAAGACAAGCTGATAGAAGAATTGAGATTGCAAGGAATGAAACTGATCAAGTAACAAAAGAAGTAAGGCGTAGATATAGAGATCAGATGACAATTATTGGTGATCAAATCGACGATGAAACAGACGAAACAATTAAAAAGATAAGAAGACAATCACAAAAGAGACTTAAAATTTTACGTGATCGAATGAGAGATGAGAAAGGAGTTAACAAAGAAGCGATTCAAAGACAAATAGAACAAATACAAGATCAAACAGATAGAGAAATCACGTTAGCTAATAGGGCGGCTAGAGATAAATTAAGAGCGCAAACGGATATGATGGATGATCGAGAAGAAGTTGAATTAAATGGTTTACGAAATAAATTCAAAAAAGAAGAAGCATTAATTAATGCTCAAAGAGAAAAAGAATTAGCAGGAGCAAAAGAGCAAGCGGAAAAAATGGCGAGCGCAGCGGCTACGGGGTTAGCGGATCGAGTACAAGTTGATGCAACGGGTGAATTATTAGGAATATTGGAGGGTATTTCTGCCTTACCAAAATCCGAAATGATTAGCACAATTACTGATTTGATGGGTGAAGAAGCTGTTAGGGGTATGGCTGGTGTTGTTAATAATTTAGATAAGTTCAGACATAACTTAGAACTAGTTGGAGAGAAAGGAAATTATACAAATTCTGTTTTAAATGAGTTTGAGAAGAGGATGGGAACAACGGCGGCGAAATTGCAACTAGCAAAAAATGCCACTGATACATTAGCTATTACTTTCGGTGGGCCTTTCGGAACGGCAATAGGAAGAATTGCAAAAGCATTAACACCACTTGTGGAAACACTCGCGACTCTGCTTGAAACGTTCCCTACTTTAACTATGATTCTTGCTGGTGTGGCAACTGCTTTTGTAGGTCTAACTATTGCAGCGCCTATCATCGTAGGTATTTCAAAGGCGGCGGCCGCATTCGGTTTCGTTATTGGTGGCTGGAAAATTGCCGGAATAATCGCAGGGGTGATTTTAGCTATTGAAGGATTACGTGGAGCATGGCGAGCATTATCTGAAAATTGGACAGCGATAGCAAAAGGGATTCAGGATGTAACGGTTACTGTTTTTAATGCGATAGTTAAATCATTTGATTTCTTAACTGGTGGGTTAATAACTGATATTAAAAACTTTGTTGATTGGGGACTAAAACAAATAAATAGAATTTTAAATGCACTAGGAAGAGCAAGGAAAAAACAATCTTCAAGTAGCTCTAGTAGCTCTAGTAGCTCTAGTCAAAGCGGATCAACTAAAGGGTATGCAAAAGGTGGTTACGTCTCAAGTCCTCAAATGGCGATGGTTGCAGAAGGGGGGCAATCTGAATATATTTTGCCCTCAAATAAAATTTCAGGATTTATCAGTAATTATCAAGCTGGTTTGAGAGGTCAAGCGGCTATCCCGTCAACTGGAGGCGGTGGGATGTCTAGCCCTAACGTCAACATAAAGACTGGGCCTGTTATGCAAATGAGCAACGGGCAGCAATATGTAACGGTGCAAGATTTAGAAGCGGCTTTAAATAGTTACTCCGCAAGCGTATTTTCCAATTCGAGAAGCGCAGGCGGTAGAAGATACCAAGGCATAAGCTAATGAACAGAGGGCAAGCGCAGTATCTCAGAATTTACACGGGATCAACAGACAAGCTTCTTTGGCAGTCTTATTACGTCAATTCAACTATTTCTTTAGGTGGCAAAAGTTACTCTTATTTTCCTTTTACTGCTGATGGTTTAATGAGTTCTAGCGCGAGTGGAGCAAATAGAGTAAGTGTTACAGCTCCTGCTACTACAACCGCTATTTCTGCTTTGACAGAAGCTTTAAATAATCAATATTTATGCGAATTAAAAGTTTATGAATTTGATTCCAGATTATCTAATTCTATTCCCCAATCTAATCAATCTTTAATTGTTAATTTCTTAGGAGTTGTTACCGAGATTGGCGGAACATTTGAAACGTTACGTGTACGCATAGGTTCGAGTATTTCACCTGTGGGGGCATCATGCCCGCCGCGCAAATTTACTACTGACTTAATAGGTAACCCAATAAGACTCTAATTATGAACATACAAGTTTCTGACCCATTAAGCCTGCTCCCATACCAGTCGGGGTTAGCGGGTGATGAATTAACAGAAGAAGCAGCTAAGGGGAATACATCATTAGATGTAAGGCAAAGAGCTATTGAGATTGGTGAACCTGTCCCTATCGTTTTTGGTCGTCGTGTAACAGTAGGAGACTCTGAAATTGGAGGTGTATTCGTCGCGCCGGGGGCTACCAGTGGAAGATTTGTTAATGACTCAACTACAAATGCTTTAACCGTTAATTTGCAATTGATTCTTAGTCAAGGCGAGATAGGAGATATAAAAGAAAATCAAGTTTATCAATGGGCTTGCAGGGTTGGAACCTGGACAAGAGCCTATAACGAAAGGGCTTCCAATTGGACCCCAGGGGTAAATATCACCAATGTTGCTAATAAAACGACGTGGGACAATATTCCAAGCTATCCGGGTACTGATGCTGTATTTACTGATCTAACGGCTTTATCCTATACAAACACTTTTGATGATGGCGACCGTACGTGGGATCGTCAAATTTATGTATATGTAGAAAATGGTTTAAAGGTCACAAGGATATTAGATAGCACTCTTGGGTCAAGTAATAACTTTATTGATTTAGCTATTTATTTAATCAAACAATCGAAAAGGCTTCCAGATGACATGATCGATACAACGTCAATGACGGCGGCGGCAAACTTTTTAAATACAAATAATTTCTTATGTAATGGTGTTGTTTCTCAATCGCAGAATTTAGAAGATTTTTTAACCCAAACAGGAAATCTTTTTCTACTTCGCTTATCTGAAAAAGATGGAAAAAAATGCTTTAAACCTCGGGTGCAAGTTAATTCTGACCATACTATTAATTCAACTAATACTGTTATTCCGAGTTTTGGATTTACAGAGGACCATATATTAGACGGTAGTTTTGAAATTGAATATATCCCGATCACTGAACGGCAAGATGCAAAAGCCTTAGTGATGTGGAAGCAACAAAATGATAATGACTTACCAATTATTAGGACATCTGAAGTGCAACAAACCGGGGTAAGTAATCCCGTTATTATTCAATATGATTTATCTCAATGGTGTTGCTCAGAATCTCATGCTGTTAAATACGGTGCATATCAAATAGCCAAAAGAAAATACATTACACATACTCTAAGGATTTCTGTAAGACCCTCAACTTTTAATAGCACCCTTGCATTAGGCGATATTGTCAGAGTCAGGCTAAGAAGGGAAACCAACGCCGGTACTGTTGATTATCACGATTATTTATATGAATTAGAACGCTTGGAAAAAACAACATCAGGAATTGTTAGGTTAGATCTCATTCATTTTCCAGTCGATAGCTCTAAACGTTCAATAATTGCTCAGGCGGTGGCATCAGCTACAGCGGTTGGCACAGTTATACCAACATCAAGAACAGATGTTACGTGCCACTCCAACAGCGGAACAGGTAATATTCCATACGACGGTGTGACTTGGCCTTCTCTTGGAAATACGAATTTTACTTTAGGACTATTTAATGAAGGATTATTATTTGAAGAATTAGACTTGGTTCTCGATCCTTTAGAAGAAGATTTAACAGCAGAAATCACAGATGATAGAACAGATGATGAACCTTTAAAAGTAGGCGACACCTTAACAGCATCTGGCGGAGCTTGTGCAAATGGTCGGGTGTGTTGGTATCGCAGAAATAAAATTGGAAGTAATACACCTTCTCCTACATGGGGAGTCAAAACATTAATTAGCTGTGAAGATTCAAGCGATGGACGTGGAACTATGGAATTAACATCGGCTGATATTGATCATTGGATTATCGCAGAAGGTTCATGTCCTGATCCTGCGAGTGATGATGGATTTGGTACGCCTCATGAAATCGGAACAGTTGGACCTATAGAGGTAAATCCCGCTGACTATACTTATGTACGATGGAAAGGTACAACAACTAAGCATATTGCCGCTGGACAGTTCCCTATTGGTCAAGGGTTATATAACGATGTAGTAGAAGAAACAACGGTGACACCTAGATTTACTACATGGTTTAAACGTACAAATGCTGGAACAGATCCTTATTATTATGTTTATGCTACTTACTTAACTATTGCGGCGGGAAATACTTGTACTAATAATGCTTTTACATGCGGGGGGCCAACGGGTGCAATTACTTCAGGGAATTATGGAAACATGACTTATCCACCAGCAGGGCCGAAACCTTGGAGGGCTAACGTTAGATCTAATCAAGCTACAACAGGAAGTACAGCTTGCAATACTTTAGGAGGCGTCGGCCGAGATGCTGATAATGCAGGTTGTTATACCGGTATGTTTTGGTCGCCTCAAATGAGTCCCGGCGGCGCTACTAAGGGCAGTTATTGGGCAATAGAGGGTGTATGGGAATTTTCAAATGATGATTCAGATCAATTTAATAAGGAAGTAGAGGCGACATGGAACGGTAGACAAAGTGATGATGACGGCTTCAAATATACGTTTACATAATTATGGCAGCTAATTTTCCTTCACTTTCTCCTAGTTCGCGTGTTTATACACCGGGGTCAGTTGCTAGTAGCAATCTGGTTCAACTTTCTGGAGAGCAAACGATGGTTAGGCATTCATCGGTTTCATACGGACACAGATTAAGAATGACTTTCCTAAGTGTTACGCGAGCGCAGCAACAAAGTCTAGTAAGTCACTTTGCTTTCACAGGTCATTTCGAGCCGTTTGATTTATCAACGGAAACACTTGTTGCAACTAATTTAGCTTTCCCGACTGGTTATAAATGGCGTTATTTAGAAAGTCCTACGATTAATGAAGTTAACGGACAAATTAATATATCTGTCAGTCTTGAATTGCTGCCACCTTATACGATTTAACAATGAACGATTATCCCGACTCAAGGTATCCAAACTCTATAAGTTATGACATAGGCCGTTTAAATGTAAGTGAATCAAGCACTTTGACATCAGGCCCGATAAGGTTTCGGCGTTCTAACGTGCTCAGTTCCCATCAAATCACGTTCAGGTATTCAGATCTTACGCAAGACGAAGTAACATTATTTCGTGATCACTATTTAGAGGCAGCGGGACAACATAATAAGTTTAAAGTTCCTATTACTGTTTTCGGCGGGGCAAATATTACGCAAAGCACGAGTCTTTATAGATACGCCTCAACACCAAATGAAACGCAACGGGGCGTTTTCCATGATATAGAAATAACTCTTTTAGTTTTAACAGGTATCAATCTAACTTATCGATTAAATGGCGAAAATGCGTCGACGGTTTCAACCGAATCTTCTGTAACTAATAGTTTCTTTGTTAATGGTACTGGACCATTTATTTTTAATTGCGATAATGCAACTCCACATACAGGATCTACACTAGAATATTTAATAATAACGGGTATAGCTAGCGGAGCATGACACAAACAACAGTAAGGGTACAACTACAGCAAAGAACAGACACCGCCGCTAATTGGACAAGCGCAAACCCTACTCTTTTGGCTGGAGAATTGGGCCATGAATCAGATACTAAAAAATATAAGCTAGGCGATGGTTCTACTGCGTGGACATCTCTTGATTATGCGGGAGGCGGTGCCGGTGCATCGGCTACATGGGTTACAGAAAACGACGTTACAGTTTCATCAAGCTATACGTTAGAGAAGAATGGTTTCGCAGTTGGCCCAATAGCAGTAAACTCTGGAGTAACAATTACTATTTCCGCGCAGCAAACCCTCGTACTTCTTTAAAACATCATGGCTTACGGTTCTATAAAAATTGACAAGGTTGTAACGGACAATGGGAGTGGAACAGACATTGAGCTCACATTACCGAATACCACTCCTGCAACTGGTCAAGTTTTAAAAAGTAGTTCTACGGCTACGACACTTGAGTGGGCTAACGACTCCGCGCCCTCAAATGTCACTAACTTTGCTATCGGAACAGGGGCAGCAGCAGCAGCAAATACTGATTTTGATCTATCAGGAACATTCGCGCAAAATATAGTTACCGTTGCCCAATCTGCAACACCTACTTTAGATTTATCGACGGGAAATTATTTCACTCTTACTCAAAATGCCAATGTAACTTCATGGACTTTTAGTAATCCTCCTGCGAGTCGTTGTTATGGTTTTCTTTTGGAATTAGCAAACGTAACTTATACAACAGCGTGGACCTTAGCAAGCGGCACCGTTAAATGGCCTGCTGATACTGCCCCAACTTTAGCAGCATCGAAAACCCATCTAATCGGTTTCATAACAGACGATGGCGGCACTACTTACCGTGCATTTAGTGTTGTTGATTACACAACTTAAGTATTAATTATGGACCTTAAATTACTTTCTGCAATTGGAGCCGCTGGGGCTGCTGGTAGTGGCGAAAAAATAGGTGTAGAAGATGTTTTTAAAACTTATGCATATCGTGGCAATACTACAGCAAGATCAATAAATACAGATATTGATTTAAGTAGTTCAGAAGACGGAATCATATGGATTAAAAAGTTAACCGGATCAACTGGCTCAAATGTTAGTGATCATATGTTATTCACTAAAACTTTTTACTCTGCTGCTGATAATCTCTATTTCTATAATTCACCTAACTTAGCGTCTTCTTGGAATTATGGCTCTAATGGTTTTAGTGCCTTTAACAATAACGGTTTTTCAATAGGCTCAGGTACTAGAGAAAATGCTAATGGTGAAGACTATATTTCATGGACTTTTAAAAAGAAAGAAAAATTTCTTGATATAGTTACTTGGAGTAAAAGCGGTTCTGATGGTACATCGGCAAGAACCCTAAGCCACAATCTTGGCTCGGTTCCCGGTTTTATTATGTTGAAGGCATACACCTCATCGACAGATTGGATTTGCTGGCATCGTGGTCTTAGTACTAATCAATACTGGAAATTAAATTCTAATGGTGCCGTTTCGACTGATACCCATCTTTCCGTAAATAGTGTTAGTGCCAGTGAATTTGTGGTAGGTAAAGATAATGATAAAGTTGGTAGTTATATAGCTTTTATTTTTGCTCACGAAGAAGCGGAATTTGGACCAGATGGGACGCAATCAATTATTTCATGTGGTACTTACAATGGCTCGGGTTCAGCAGGTGATAATAAAATTTCATTACCGTTTGAGCCTGGTTGGTTATTAACCAAACAAATAGAAAGTGATCCAGACCCGAATATGGGTCGCCCAATGATTCAAGATAATATTAGAGGCTGGACTGCACGGGGAACAGATTCGGATTCTGGAGGAAGGGATAGAGCCGTAGAAGTTGATGTAGATCACAATCAATGGAGTTGGCCGACAAGTGATCCATTACCAGATGGTTATTTGCTTCAAACTGGCGGAGCTTCAGGTATAAACGTTTCAGGCAAGAGTTATATGTATGTCGCTATCGCGGCAGAGACTGGAAGAACAATGAAGGCGATTGAAACGGCTAGTGATGTATTCGCTATGGATGTTGGAAATGGATCGACAACTATTCCATCTATAGATTCTGGATTTCCTGTCGACATGGCTTTGTGGAGAAGCCCTGGTTCAACTAGTGACTGGAAAATAGGAAGTAGGTTAACGAAAAATGGGCAATGGTATACAAACACAAATGGCACTATGGCTTCAGCAAATGGCGCTGAAGTAACTTTTCATAGTAATGAAGGTTTTCTTTCTGCCAGTTGGGCTAGTACTGGTTTGCAGGGCTGGATGTGGAAACGCCACGCGGGTTTTGATTGTGTAGTCTACAAAGGGACGGGTTCGGCTCAGTCAATTAGTCATAATCTAGGCCCCGACTTAGTGCCTGAGATGATTTGGATAAAGACTAGAACTAATAGTCAGTCGTGGGCGGTTTACCATAAAGGGCTTAACGGAGGAACTAACCCAGAACAATATTATTTGATGTTGAACTCAAATAGTGAAGAACAAGCTGCTACAAGTAGATTTAACGATACAGCCCCGACCTCTTCAGTATTCACCGTCGGTGATTCAACTAATACAGGTAATAGTGGAGATTATTATTCGGCCTTTCTCTTCTCCTCAGTCAAAGGGGTTTCGCATTGCGGTTACTACGATGGTTCAAATTCTGAACAGACAATCACAATCCCAGATGGAGGCTTTCAGCCCAGATTTGTCATCATTAAATCCTCAACTGCTTCTGAAGGTTGGGTCGTTTTGGATACGTTGAGAGGCTGGGGTGCAGGTGATGATGAAGCGTTAAGATTAGATATTGATTCAGGACAAGGTGCAGATCCATATGGAGCACCAACTTCAACTGGATTTACTTTAGTTGGAAACTGGAATGTTGTTAACCAGTCAGGGAAAAAATATATCTATTATGCACACGCTTAATGGGGGGATTTATATGAATTTAACCCCTTTATTTTCCACCCTTATTTATTACTCATGACTGAATTTAGAAAACAATCAGATGGTTCTTTAATCATTGGTGAATCAATGTTTCGCCGTGAATTTCCTAATATATCAATCCCTAAACCATTAACCGAAACCGTTGTTAATTCTCTTGGTTATGATTGGGTGTTTGATGGCCCCGCCGCTTCTCCTTTAACACCTCCTTACGATAGTTCTGTTAGGGATGGAGTTGAACAGAAAGACGGTAAATGGTATACAAAGTTTTCAAAATCTACAGCTACAGGAGACGCAAAAACGGCAATAGATAATAACGCTGCTACTGGTAAAAGGTCAGAACGTGATCAACTATTAAAAGATAGTGATTGGACGCAAACAGCAGATAAAGGAGGATTAGCAACAGCAAAGGTTACTGAGTGGGCAACATATAGACAAGCTTTAAGAGATCTACCTGCTGATGACTCTGGCTGGCCTCATTCTGTTACTTGGCCTACAAAACCGTCTTAGGTTGCTAAGCATAAGTAGACACATTAGAGTATGACTGCAAGGCTTACTTTTTAATGGTAAGAAAAATTTTAGATGGCATTAGCGTTGCTTCTTTCGCTATGTCTTTGACCATGATCATTGGAGGTGGATATATCTATTTCAAACGGGCTGATTTTGTAAATGGGATGATGCTTACGCTTCAAGACCAAATGGTAGATATTATTCAACATCAAATAAAACAACAAATAAAACTACCAAGTGCAACGGGTCCAGCATTGCCATTTAAGTAATGAAAGAAAACTTCTTACCCGGATTGCTCGGCCTTGGCTTGATAGGTCAATCGTTCCTTTCAATGTCTCTTCTATCAAAAGCTAATAATGGAATACCCGATTTAGCCCGATTGGCTACGACAGACAACAGCGCATCACAATTACGATATACAAAGGATGGAGAGAAATTAGACGTGATGATGACTTTAAATATGCATTCTCCTAAGACAACCTTATTCTCAGAAGAAAAGACTAAATGGCATGGAAAAACTGACTACAGCAGAAAAGAATATATTGCACATCACCCTGTAGATAGCGCGAGATTAACGGCTGAATATTTGCAGTGCATCAAGAATAAAGGCAGCGCAGAATCTAACGGGGAGATCGTAGGGACTTCTTTAGTTACGGCTACACCTGCAGCTAGTACCTTATCTAATATCCCAATCATAGGTTGGGTTGCTAGTGCATTCGCTGTTAAAAAAGCTGGTCAGATTGGCAAGAATATTGGTGGCGACTTCGTAGATTGCTAATTGGATATTAAAGAGCCGCGAATCATTGAACCTAGAATTGCAGAGCCTAGAATTGCCGACCCGATAGTTTTAGAGCCGCCGTTAATATTACCCCCGTCAGTTAGTACTCAATTACCTTTTGTTTTAGATCCCCTTGTTATAGACATGCCGGGGTGTGTTGAGACAAGAGACGACGAAACAGGAGGTGCAGGACACTTTGATAATGACCCTGACGGCGTAATGATTTTATGCGATTATTCGCAGCCCGTTTTTTATCCTCTTGACTATTACAAAAAATTAGAAGTAGTAAAAACAAAACCTTTATCAGTAACGCCACGGGAGCCGGAAGAAACTAAACAACAAAGTACGACTAACAAACAAACTACAAGCTTTACAGGCTATAACCCGCCCCCTCCAGACTGCCCGCCTAATGGAGCCGCGCCAATAAATAGCATTGGTAAATATGGTAGAGGTAGAATTACGGCTTATAAAATCGACGCTATTTCAGGTGAATGTGTAGCTGTATATGAGCCGATAAAAATTATTGAAACTGTTGATCATTTCACCCCGCCCCCGGCTTTAGTTTCTGGGGTAATGGTCACGGCGTTATTTGGCGCAACATCCGCATTAATGGCGGCCCCTTTAACTGAGCTAATAAAAAAAAGAACCAAACCCCTACAGAAAAAAATTATTAAAGCAGTTAAGAAGAAATTAGGTAAAAAAGAAAAACCGTTATCAAGAGGGGAAAAGATAAGAGCGCAACGGGAAAAGAATAGAGTTAATCTTCTTTGGCGTTCACTTCTGAAGAAATAGACCCTAATGAGTGTTGATGGTCAGGGAGGGTATTTTTTGGAATAAATTTCACGACCTCCACATCGTCACATAATTTTGCGAATGAGCTGGTTTCTTTAAATCTTATTCCCTTTGTTAATAATTCCCCGCATTTTGAAAGCCTGCCTACTTCCAGACTCAAGCGCTTATCTGCTACCTGTAAATCTAATAATTCAACAATTTTTGCTGCCCCTTGTCTACACTTACGAACTGCCTTTCTATCCATATTAATATTGAAGCTCAGGCTAATTCCCGGCGACACTGCGAACGAATCTTGAGGATTTAATTGAACTGATTTATAACCAACAACTTTACCCGGATTATCTGGCAACCCGTCAGGCCCATCTACATCATTACCATTATCATCTTGAGTTATTAAACCTGTTAAATCTCTATCATCATAAATTGGATCTAATCTAACGTCTCTTTGTGGCCTTTGGAAACTCATATTAGAAGTAATAAATGGCTGTATAACGAATGTGTCTGACTGACATTGTAGTTGTTGCAAGCTATAAATATTTGTAAATTGACGCGAAGGAACATTTTGCACTGCAGTCACATTTACCCCACCACTACTATTCGAGATAGGATTATTTTGCATTGAAACGCCTTCGCTTAATGCTGGTAATTGTCCAGACAAACTAATAATTAAAACAGATAATATCCTTTTCACTGTGTAAAGATACTCGTTGAATTTGTTATACTTTCAGTATCAATAGTGCGGTCAATAATAACGTGTTCAGCTAATCCCGGCCCCATTAGGCTTTCGTTGTATTGTGTACCAGCTCCAGCAACGACTTGTTCATATTGTGGTTTAGTATTTAGATCAATAGATTTCCATGTTGAAGATATTCCGTTTACTGTTTGAGTTTGAGTATTAACAGTTTGGGGCGTTAATGTACTACCTATAACTTTTATGTTGCTGCCAGACTGATTAAAAGTATAGCCTGTATTAAAATGAAAGCTTTCTATCCGTTCCACGGTGCGAGATTTAACCTCGGTGGTACTTTGAGTCTGACCTGACCCAAAATTGGGAATTACTGGGACGGCTAGGGTTTTGGCTGTATTAATTACATTTAAGAGAAAGAAAAATAATAAATATTTCATACATATTAATGAATATCTATAGTACTAGAAATACTTCCTGAAACGGTAGATCCGCTACCGCCCGGAGTTAGTGTGATAGCCCCTGCCTGAGTAAGACCGACCGCCGTCCCGTTCGAGTTTCCACCGCTATAGGAAATAGTGTCGCCCAGAGTTAATAAAGTAGTCGTTGCCCCATGAGTTAGGCCTAGCCCTGTTTGAGTAGGCACAACATCGCCTTGCAAAAATGACTGTGTTAGGGAAGTACTGGCCCCTGCTGCCGTTTGGCTGAAAGCTTGCGTACCTAAAGTGGCTGCAACTCCTGTATGGGTGCTATTGCTTGAAGCGGGTGCAACGAGGCCTGTAATAGTACTTGCGGTTATTCCTTCAGAACTAAATGAATATGAACTTCCAATGCGTTTTGCGTGAGAATAGCTACCAGCAACATCAGCGCTAACAACTGTCTTCAATTCGTGCTTATAGTTTGCAAAGCAGGGACTAGCAGCCAGAAAGAAAGCAAAGGGGATTAATAGTCGTTTCATGGTTTTAACTTGCCTGATTGTGGGTCTATCTCTTTACCAGAGATCGGATCAATTTTCGGTTCAACTGGTACTAATTTAATTGGGGTTTCTACTCTAATTGTTTGATAATTACCTGATTGATTCAGCAACAATGCCTCAATATCTTTTTTACTTAATGGCTTATCTTTTTCGTCAACTTTGAATGTTCCATCTCCTCTTTTCTTCCCTGATGCCTCAAGTCCAAAACTAGCTAATGCGCCTGTTAGTAACGAAGCCGGGAAAGTTATATCTTTAGGTTCAGAGGCATATCCGGGGATAGAAATATAATTTAAAGTTACGATAAAACCCGTCCAAACAACGACACCTAACCTAACAAAAACGCCAATAATCGCTAACTGTTCTTCTTTATCATCTAACCCCTCTTTCAGTTTTTGTAGAGGATTCTTTTTAACCTCCTCTGGTTTCTTTGTTGCTTGTTCAGTCATAAGCTTTTGCTTTACTGTTCTATCGTAATAAACTATAGATTATTGTCTAGGCTTAGCATGTGGCATGACTTAACCGTGGCAGAGAACGCCGCAAGAACTGAGAGGATGAATCTGTATTACCGTTTAGACCAAAGAGACTCGCCAAACCATAAACACGCCTCAACTTTTACGGGCCTTGGAGCTGAGATTGCTATCTATGAAAAATGGAAAAGACTTTTAAAAGATTATGAATGAAGTTATAGCGGCTTGTATAGGGGCAGTAGTCTCTATTTTCTTGTTCACCCTTAGCATTGTGGTAAACAGGAAAGATAAAGACGTAAGGGCATTATTTAAGCGGGTAGCGTTGGTAGAACAGAAGATTGCAGCGCTTGAAGGGACACAAAGGAATAAGAATTGGCGCAATAGGTAAACACTAAAAAACCCCTGATGTCCTCTAACAATCAAGGGCTTAATAGCTTCCCAATAATTAATTTCTAATACAGGCAAAGGGGGTAAGGTACCTTTTAATCATACTCATTTTTAGACATATTTTCATTGATATAGCGACTGATTAAAACGGCTTTTGATACATGGCTAGTTGTTCCTGCTAGATGTCTAAGTTGACGGCTTGTCATGTACATCGCGTTCTTTCTCCAAGCTTCAATTTTATTCGTCGGGGATCTATAAACAAAGCCTGAACCTAACCAATCTAATAAGCGACGCATAAGTTTTACTATGCTTGCGTACTAAATATACAGAGTTAGATTATAAATGGGTCAGCAGTTGGAATGTTTATCCCCATCACCATTGAGCAAAGCAGCGGTTGAGCTGGCCCACAATATTAAGCGTTAGCCCATCGTCTAGCAGTAGAGGAACTTACCCCATACTTTTCGCCAATTTGTTTCCACGTATAACCCCATGATCTCATTTTGTTAATTGTTGTATGGCGTGACTCGCAAGCCCACCAAAGAACAACGAAAGGAAGAACAAGCAAGGCGCAAAGCCATGCCATAACGCATGTAAAAGATGTCATTGATTTAAAAAACTTGTGTATATCGGTGGTACGTCAACAAACGCAGCGCGACCGATCTAATAAATATATCAGGGGTAGACCCTTTAAGCAATAGGTCTAAGCAGAAACAGTAAGTTTTTCTAAATCTAAAACCCTTTGTAGTGGTATCGCTGCAACTTGAGGCACAATGCTATTTCCCAACGACTTCAATCTTTTAGTTCTGTCCAGCCCAGAGGCAGCCCCATTAGAAGTTCTACAAATGACGGGTTTAATACTCCATTCTCGCCAATCTCCTTTGAGTTCGTGAGGTGTGTTTCGCCATGTGTATGTATTCTTGCCGCCATTTCTGTCTCTAAATATTTCTTGTGTTCTAGCTTTGCCATCTTCTTTGTAAGGCTCATTGACATGCCTAGCGATGCCATTGGTGTTGGTAGTAGAGCCCCTAGTAAAGGTGTTCCCCCTTGCTTGAATTTCGATTTGCGATCCATCGCTGACGCTAGAGGGGTAGGCAACAAGAAACCAACGATCTCTCTGGTGGCAGGCTCCAATATACGTCGCTGGTATGCAACACCATTCACAGTTATACCCTGCCTGGGCCAAGTTTCCGAGAACGATTCCAAGTCCTCTAGAAAGGATTGCTGAGACGTTTTCCAAGACGATGTATCGCGGCTGTAATAAGCAAATGACTCTATAGAGTTCGTACCACAAACCAGATTGTGAAGTCTCTGTGATCCCTTCGCGCTTGCCCGCGTTTGAGATTGATTGGCAAGGAAATCCCCCACAAATAACGTCTGCTGAATATGGTTCGGGGTTGTAGGTTCTGATGTCATGGAATTGTTCGACATGGGGCCAATGCTTTTTTAATACCTTTTGACAAAATGGTTCACATTCGACAAATGCAACTGTTTTAAATCCGCCAACAAGTTTTTCAGCGGCATA